TATTTTATGGTTATTAGTTGTATCACCTTCAGCTATTTCAAAAGGAAGTGTTATTGTCATTATTCAGGTCTCCATTTTTTGTACTCAAAGTAAATAACGTGAGAGCCTATTTCAGCTTCACCATTTTCAGATTGATAACTTATTTTATTTTGAACTTTAGTTCCAATAACAGAACAACCAGTAGAGTAATGGAAGTAATCACCTACCTTTCCAGAAACACCCCAAACACCAGTTCCCCAAACAGCATCAGTAGCACCCCAAAGAGGAGAGTCAGTAGCAAGATTTAAATCACCTAAATCACCGAAAGTATTTTCATCAACAGAAGCTAGAATAGAAGTATCATAATCGCCAAGAGGTTTAGCAAACCATTTAACACCTAAAAATCTTTTCTTTCTTCCTTCATTTTGGAAAGCCATTTCTGGTCCAATCCATTCACAATCAATAGCAGTTCCATTATCATCATTACCAGCCCAAGAGAAAACTAGGCTAGTAGCATTAGAATCACCAATATAGAGAGTATTATCATAAGCATCAAAACAAGTTGGATTCCAACCTGTAATTGTAGTCCATTTTGATTTTCCATCAGCAACAGGAGCATCACCATTATAGACAAGAACTAAATCATTTTTAGTAGCAGAACCAGTAGGAACAGCTATTAATAACCTTCCGTCAATATAGGTAGAACAAACAGTATCTAAACTACCTTTATTTATAGTTTCAAGAGTTTGCACTATAAATTCACTAGCCATATCTTGACCACTAAATAAACCATATTGGTTTCTAATGACACTTCTTACTTTACCTTCATTATCAACACACCAAACATCATTTCCATAATTAGTTATTCCTCTAAAGTTACAAGAACCAAAGTCATAAGTAATAGGGTAAATAGCAAAAGTATTAGTGCCAGAACCAACCAAATAATACCAAGCACCTTTTTTAGAGAATAAAACTTTATCTTTAGTTCCTATACCACCAGTTAGTGCATCGCCATCTCCAGGCTCAATATCAATGTAATCACTAGCAGAAAATGTCTCTGGGTCTCCTAAGTTAGAAAAGTAAACTCTGTTAGGATAAGCAGAAACTCCACCAACAAAGAGATAGTTTCTCCACCAGATAGCCCATTTTCCAACAGGTATTCCAGCAACAGTAGTAACAAGAGTATCAGTTGCTCTTCTTACAGCATCAGTTCCATTGAAGCCGTATAAATAACCATTAGCAAAACAGAAATTCATATCTAATCCAGTAGTCAATCCAGTTCCACCACTCATAGAAGCCCAAGTAGCACCAGTTAATTTTTGGATAACAGTTCCTTCTACTTTTATTTGAACTTCAGTAGCACCACTAATATAGTGAGTTAATCCTAATTGTTTGAGACTTCCAGTATCGCTACCTGTTTGAGTTAATCCTCTTCTAGTAGTTAATTTACCTAATTTCTTTAAAAGAAAATTCTTAATAGAAGTAGCTTCATATTTCAACTCAACAGCAGAGGAAGTGTTATTCATTCCATAGTATTTAGTGAAGGCAAAATTACTTCTCATTGTAGTTACTATAACTTAATAAATCATTAGTAATATCTTCTTTTTGGTCTGGATAAAAGTCAAGGAAAGCAGAAACATATTCATCAGTATCAGCTCTATCCAAATCAACAAGAATTTCTAGTAAGTTAAAAATATCAGCACGAGTAAGTATTCCGTTAATAGATTCTTTTAAATTATCTATATCAGTTTGAACAGCCATTGGTTAAGTTAAATTTCTAACATTAGTAGCATCTTTGCTCATTACAGTAGGTAGTATTTCATCAAGGTCATTCCAAAATTCATCTCTTTTTCTCTTAGCACTAATAAAATCCTCTGAAGAAGAGCTAGCTTCTAAAGCACAAGCTACAGTATAAGTAACTAAAAGATAATGAAGTAAAACACTAAATTCAGGAGCATCTTCATCATCAGTTAAATCATCAGGGACAACATAACCATAGATACGAATAGTAGCAGCTTTATTGAAATTGGGAATATTGATAGCATTTCCCCAAATACAATATAATAAGAAACTTCTAGTATCAGTAGGATTAGCTCCAAGAACAGTAGTTAAATCACTTTTAATAAGGTTCTGGTAACTTTCATCAGTATCAGTAAAATCAATTTGAATTAGCTTAACGCTAGACCAAGTTTTAGTAGGAGTTATGGAAACATCACCAGCAGTAACAGCTATTGATTCATTATCTGGAAAAAAGTTTTTATTCTCATCAAGTATTTTTGTTTCTACTAAATGTTTTCCAGCATTAATCATTTTGTTAAAACCAGAAGTAGATATACTAGTATCGTTACCAATGATATCTAAAACACCATCTCTAATTTGTTTTAAGTTCATATCATATTGTAACCGCTTTCATAGCTATTCCGCAAATGGAACTTTGCTTTCCATCAGTTACTTCACATAAGTCCAAGACATTAAGTCCTTTGAAAAAAACATTTAAATAGAAATCAGGTAAGAATCTAAGAAAGTCTCTATTACTCCTGCTCCTACCTACAGTACTCATTAAAGTGCTAATAACTAGGAAGCCATTTACTGCTAAGAGTTCTTTAGCAGAATCTATTGTTTGAATAGGGTTTGTGTCTTTCTCTAAATGTTTGATACAAAGAATCACATCAGGATTATATTCAAACACTCTATCTAGTCTATGGTAATCAGCTACTATATCAACAGATGGACCACCTTCTTCATCTACTCCACAATAATCTCTAGCATTATTAAAGACACATCTAGTTCCACAAGTATCGTACATAGAACCTATCTCAAGAACATTTTTGGGGGTTTTAATATACTGCTCATTGTATTCTTTTATTTTATTACGAATAGCAGTATTCATATTAAGTTTCTGTTATATAAACAGTTTTAATCGTATGTTGTCCATTATCAAGACAATCCTTAGATTTTTCCATTAATTGCATATGTCCTACTTTAGCCTTATTTAGGTAAATCTCGTGACCTTGATTAGTGATGTTCCAAGAGAGCCAAACATCTTGAGTTCCATAACCTTTTTGTGTTAATTCTAAATGAGGTTCTATTCCTAAAACTTTATTATTATTATCTTTTAATATCCAGAAAACACTTTTACGAAGATATGGTTTACCTATCTTTTCAATGATTTTTCTATCTAACAACATACAACCCATACCAGAATAAAGAACTTTTCCTTTATAGTTTCTAGTAACTAAACTCTTACCAGTTCTCCTATCAGCATATTCAGTAGAAATAGCCATATGACCATTAATATAATCATCAATCATCTTTTTTAAAGTATCATCAGGAAATATCATATCTTCTTCAACAAACCAGATTAAATCACATTCATCGTCTAGTGCTTTTTGTAAAGGAACATTAAAACAATCTGGTAAAGGTAAGTCGTGAGCCATATAGAGTTCAATAGGAATATCAACATTCTTTATATTATTAAATACGCTTTCCATTGTCCTTGAAAATACCATTCCTCTGGAAGGTAATATACAGCCTATTTTCATCGTTTTACATCGTAATATTCTTTTAACCTACTACCATATTGGTCTGAGTGTTTCTTCATAAAAGATAAACCCTTTTCTCCAGATAATGATTCTCCATCTGCACCAACACATCTACTAAACATTTGTTTAGCCATACCTGTACTCATATTTTTTCCGCTATGACTTTTATCTTTAATTATCGTGGAAAAGCTAGTTTTCCCTTGAGAGGCTATTCTTTCTTTTTCTTTAGCTTTTAATTCTTCTTTACATTTAGGACAATAATACAATCTTTCCTTGCTCTTATCTTCAAAATAAGTTCTACACATAAGACAAAGGTTGTTCTTCATAATCACATTATATATCAAAAACCCCCCTAGTCAAATGACCAGAGGGGTTGAGGAGCTAACTTGCTATCCGACTTATTCTTTTGTCCTGAAATCAACAGCGAAGGTATCTCTTAGTTCAGCGAAGCCATAAATAGCATCACAAACTACTAGATTGCTCAAATACTCAAGTTTATATTGAGATTGAACTCTTGGCTTTTGTTGTAAAGCCAAACCCATTGCTTCTTTCTGGAAGAACATATTATGGATAATGTTAGGAGTTCCAGCTTCCGAAACCATATTATTGGAAACGAATACCTTTACACCATAGATGTCACCCCAAAATCCTGGTTTTTTATTCCCATTAAGGATTGGAGAGTTATCTGGTGACCAGCCTGGACCAGTTCTAAGCACGAACTTCTCAATAGCCATTAAGTCTGCTCTACCAGC